TCGATGCGCCAAGCGAAAATCCATGGGTCCCTCCTAACCTACAAAAGTATCCAGACGAGCACTAAATATTTTTGAAAATGGTTTTTTAGAAACCTCCAAAAGCAAAAAAATTTCCCAGCAAAAAAATGCCTGAAAAAGACGAGTTCAAAGATTTCGATAGTATATTAAGTAATTTCGATGCATTCTGTGACGAATTTGAGTCGAGAGCATCAGAAGCATTCAACAGAGGAGATCAAAACGATGGAAGAGTTGTCACAGCAGCAGCAGAAGTTGGAGAGCGCACTCCAGAAGCTGTCCGAGAGGTTGACGAGCCTGGACCAACGGATATCGCAGCTGGAGCGACCACAATTGATGTATCGTCGTCCCACGGAATCTGATTATGAAAGTCTCTCAGAGACATTAGATTATCTGCATAATAATGTAGAGGGTATTAAGAAAGATTTACTACATGTTGCGAGGGTAGTGTAATGGCATTTTTAGCAGGACCAGAGACACTAGATACGCCGAGTACCGATGGTAATTGTTTGTATCCAGCAGCGCCCATAGGAGGTGCAACGGTGCCGACTACCATAAAGGTAGGTGGAGTAACTTTAGAGATCATTGCGGGCATTCCTGTGCCCTATCAGTGTACACCTGTAGAGGGTATTAAAGTTAACCCGGCAGTACCATTACCATGTCAACCGGGGCAGCGTACTATTATACCTAAAATCAACAAGACTGTTTTTATTAATGGTCAGTTACCAGCAGTCAGTGGAGATGAAGCAAGATTGTTAATCGGATCTACCGAAAGACCCTTGACAGGACCGTTTCAGTATCCTACAATAGTAATTGGAACACAAACCGCAGTTTAAATTATGGCAAAGAGCAGAGTTGGACTATCAGGAGCAGACACAATTGAGTCTCGTCCGAAGCGCACTCGTCAAGGACGTGGTAAGCATACTAAGTATACTTCTACATCACGTAACAATGCTAAGAAGCGTTACAGAGGACAAGGTAGGGGATGAATTTAATTTGCAACCTTCCTGCTAAGAAAGTATGGGTTCGTAGGGAATACTTACGAGATCATCAAGATGGACATGGGGAGTTTGTAGAGGGAGTCTGGGTATCTGCTAAAAGCATACCTGGACGTGCTTTTTACTTTGAGACATACTTACCAGAATATGGTGCGATGTATGACAAACTTCCAATTAGTGCGTTTTTGCAATTCCCCCAAACTCCAGTCATAGACATGGATCTGGGCAATCTACAATTCTGGAATTGTATGGATTATGGAGTTATGGCAATCAACAAAGGTTTCATTGCTGAGATGGATGTTGAGTTACGTACCCGTGATCATGACCTACAGAAAGGTTCGTATTTGTTTACATTAGATAACTATCATGCGAACAAAGATACGATAGATAATAATGTAAGCGAAGTGCCACAAGAGCATAAGTCTCACAATTGTATAGCACTAGAGAACGGTCAGTTTGCGTTGTATCCAAATAACAGGATGCGACTGTATGACCTCTCATTGACGCCTGAGACGCCCTGTATGCCCGATTTCAAGGTATCTACTATAGAATACCAAGTTGAGAGCGGGAGCACCTGGGGACGCCTAGGAGACACCGATGATTATTTTTGGCAAACACTAAAGGAGAAACAAAATGGGACACCCTAACCACTTAGACGGATCAGTTGACAAAGGTGAAGACTTTGTTAATGAAGGTATGACACTGATCACCGAGACTGATAGTGATAAGTATCTAAACATGTCAGCAAAACGTAATCGTAACAAAGCAAAGAACGAAGAGGTTTTTGATTCTCAAGAATGGGCAGATGGATTCGTTGGTAAGTGATAAATAGTAACAGCCTACTGCTGTGTCTAGATGCCGACCTTTCAGACATTTAAAGATCTGAGTATTACCTTTAAGAAGCATCCTGTAAGTGATGATTTAGTAACGGTAAAAGATAAGGCAGCTATCGTTCAATCGATTACTGCCTTACTCCTTACTAGGAAGGGAGAAAGACCATTTCAACCGGAATTAGGTTGTGATATTCAAAATATATTATTTGAACCATTAGATTATGGTAGTGCTGGTATTCTCAGATCAGAGATCGCAGATGTATTGAATCGTTACGAACCACGAATTCGTGTTAATACTATTAACTGCATACCAGACGAGATGAGTAATGGATATGAAGTTGAATTATCGTACACGATCGTAGGTAGAGACGATACACCAGTAGCAGTAGAATTCTTCTTAGAGCGCACACGATAATGCCATATACTCAGGTTGCTAATTTAGACTTTGAAGATATCAAAGTTGCTCTGAAAGAATATATCAGAGCACAGTCAGATTTTACTGACTATGATTTTGATGGATCAGTCCTATCAACATTAATTGACACACTTGCCTATAATACGTATTATACGGCGTTTAATGCTAATCTGGTAGTCAATGAACTATTCATTGATTCTGCCACCTTAAGAGACAACGTAGTAGCGATTGCGAAGCAATTAGGATACAGACCCAAAGGTATCACCTCTCCTACTGCGTATGTTTCTTTTAATATAACTTATGGGTCACCAACAACTGATACTGAACTCCTACTGAAGAAAGGAACAGGATTTATCAGTTCATATGACAACAACATTTATCAATACATCACATTAGAGGATGTAACAGGACAAGTAGTTAACGACGTTGCAACATTTGATAATGTTGAAGTTAGAGAAGGAACACAGATTCTCAACACGTTTACTGTTAACACATCATTAAAATCACAAAAATTTGTTCTTGACAACCAAAACATTGACACTAATACTATTAGGGTAAAGGTATATCCCTCTGGTGGTAATTTTAACGAGTCATATCTCGTTGCCGATAACATTTTAAATGTAGATTCTACATCGAAAGTTTTCTTCATTGAAGAGATTGAAGATGATAGATACGAAATTTTATTGGGTGATGGTGTTTTAGGTAAGAAAGTTGATAATGGATCTAGAGTAGAAGTATCTTACATCACAACATCAGGACCAGAGTCTAATGGTGTTAGAACATTTGTGTTTTCTGGTGTTATTGAAAATCAAAATGGTGCATCGCCAAACTCTTTTAGTACTATTATTACTAATGTAGTAGCTTCTTCTGGTGGAGAAGAAAAAGAGTCTATTAAGAATATCAAGACAAATGCTCCAAAAATGTATGGCACACAGGATCGTGCTGTAACTGCTCAAGATTACTCTGCTATCATTCGTAAAGTATATCCATCAGTAAGTGATATTATTATTTTTGGTGGCGAAGATCAAGATCCACCTGAGTATGGTAAAGTTTTTATTGTATTGAAACCAACTGACGCATCTTTTCTATCGTCATTGACAAAACAAGAAATTATTTCAGATCTAAAGAAGTATATGGTTGCTTCTGTTAGACCCGTTATTGTAGACCCATCAATTTTATTTGTTGAGTTAACTTCCAAGATTTTTTACAATGGTGAATCAACAGATTTAAAACCACCACAAATCAGAGACAAAGTAATTGGTTCCGTACAATCATATCTTGATGTATCCGATATAGAAAAATTTAATGGCAAGTTTAGATTTAGTAAGTTAGTCAGCGTTATTGATGATGCAGACCCAGCAATCAATTCAAATTTAACAGAAGTAACTATGAGGAAGGATTTTTATCCTAGTCTCAATTCTACTTTCTATTATGAAGTATGTTTTCAAAATGCTTTTGATAAAGATTGCGAAGAACCTACCCTGTCATCAACTGGTTTTAGGGTAACAGAATACCCTACGTTTGATGTATATTTGGAAGATAGGGATAGCAAAATTGTCCTATATAGAATAGATAGCGTAACCGGCGAAAAAGTTGTTCTAGACAGTAATGTTGGAGATATTGATTATGAAAAAGGTGAGTTGAAAATGTATGCTCTTACTATCATAAAAGGATCATTCTTCGACAACCGCATTTCTGTTAGAGTAAAACCACTTCTTAATGATATCAAGGCACTCCGTGAGGTATACCTTGACGTTGACGTTGCCAATTCATCGTTCACTGCATACAAAGAGTAAAGTAAATGCCTTCTGTAAAGACTAAGAGAATTTCTACTCTAATTGAGTCCCAACTTCCAGAATTCATTTCTTCTGAATATGAACTGTTTGGTAAGTTTGTAGAGAAGTATTATGAAGCACAGGAAGTACAAGGTGGTCCTTTAGATGTTTTAAGTAACATCCAAAAGTATGCCGACATTGATTATTACGAAAAAAACTTACTTAATCAAAAAGATACTGTTACTTCTGATATTAGTATTAGTGATACAACTATTGATCTTGTAGATGCTCAGTCTTTTCCAGAGAAAAATGGGTATGTAAGAATTGATGACGAAATTATTTTCTACGAAAGTCGCACTGATAGTCAATTACAGAAATGCTCCAGAGGAGTAAGTGGAAATACCAAGTTAGGAGATCTATACAACTCTTCCAATTTTTCTAGTACAACAGCAGCAGAGCATTTAGCAGGTGCTGAAGTATATAATATTAGTAATCTATTCTTATATGCTTTTGTAAGAAATTTTGAAAACCAATACCTTGGTTCATTCCCTGAAAAGTATCTTAGAGGGGAAGTAGATAAGAGAACTCTGATTAAAAATATTCAGAAGTTCTACAAAGCAAAAGGAACTGATGATTCTATTAAATTTATTTTTAATACTATTATATCAGATGATGTAGAGAACAAACCAGAAGTATATCACCCAAGAGAATTTACATACAAATCCTCAGAATCTGATTGGATTAATGTATACGCTCTTAAGGTAAAGGTAGTATCAGGAAATCCAAAAGACCTAATTGGCAAGAAAATAGTACAGTCTCCAACAGATGATTATGGATATGCATCTGCTACTGTAGATAACGTTATTGCTCAAGGTACGATTGATGGTGAAGTAATCTGGAATATTGTTGTTGCTCCCGAAACCGTCAATGGCGAATTTCAAATTTCAACAAAAACAAAATTAGAAAGTAGCATAGCACCATCTTTTTGGGTTGGCGATAGAGTTAATGTATTTTCTACCATGGGGTGGAGTTCTATTGGAGAAATTTTAATTGGTGATGAAATTATCAAGTTTTCTGATAAGACAGTAACTCAGTTTATTATTAGCGAAAGAAGTTTATCTGTAGAGCATTCTCAAGGTGAGTTTGTATACAAACCGGTTACAATTGAAGGTTCTGATGTTACATTACTAACCTTGGGTGTTGTTTATGATGCTTTGCCCGATGTTTCTCAACCGTATTCATTCACAGGTGATGCTGTACAAGTATCAGAACCCGGTTTTAAAACAGCAGACCCCAGAATTGTTCTAACCGGAACCAATCAACTTAGATGGATCAAGGATACAGGAACATCAGTAACATCGAGTACTAATACACCAGTAGAACAATCTCTTGCTGGTATTTCTAATAATGTGTCTGCTATTTTTGCAGATGATCAGTATTACTATATCACATCGTCTAGTTATCCTTCGCATAACATTTTTGACGGTCCTATTGTTACACAACCTGTCCAGGATCAAAAAATACTTAGAATCCTTAGAAAAACTCCTGTAGCAACAACAGAAGTTTATAAAACACAAAAAAGAGATGTTGGTATCTTATTAAATGGTGTTCCCATTTATGGATATAAAGATTCTGAAAGTCTACGTTTTGGAAAACTGGAAGAAATTCGTGTAGATAATAGAGGACGTGGATATGTAAATCCTCCATTTGTTGTAGTTGATGGTCTTGCCGGAAGAGCAAGGGCACAGATGGTTGGTAGAGTTGTTGATAGTATCATTGTTGATACTGACATCACATTCCCAGTTACTCCTGAAGTAGAGATTACTTCTGGAAGAGACGGTGTTGCTAGAGCAGTTGTAACCGGTGGAGAAGTAACTAGTATAATCGTTGAAAATCCTGGCAAATTTTATTCCACACCACCTATTGTAAGAATTACTGATCGTGTTGGCAAAGGAAGATTTGCCGAATATAATACAGTAATTGATAGGGACGGATCTATTGTAGAATTTACTAAAATTGCTGGTGGTTCATTATATACTCAACAAAATATTCAAGTAGAAATTGTTTCTGTTGGATCTGGTGCTGAAGTAACACCATTGTTAAAAGAGTGGAATAAAAATCGTTATGTCAGTTTAGAATCAAATTTAGACAAACAATATGGTTATGTATTTGAAAACATAAACAATGTTCTTGAATATGGATATGGTCAAGTTGCTAACCCAAAAGCACTCAGAATTCAATTAAACGACAATTTAAATTCTGCAGATACAGAACCAACAAACAAAACACATTCTCCCATTTTGGGATTTGCTTATGATGGCAACCCAATCTATGGTCCATTTGGATACGAGAATCCACTAGATCAAATTTCTTCAATTGTAAGAATGACTTCTAGTTATTCTTTGTCTGGAAGTAGGCAAGATGGACCTTCACCGGTAGAGTATCCATTAGGATCCTTTATCAATGACTATGTTTATTCTCATAAAAGTGGATCTTTGGATGAGAACAACGGTCGTTTTTGCATCACTCCAGATTTTCCTGATGGAACATATGCTTATTTTATTACTATTAATAGTAGTCAAGTACCACAGTTTCCATATGTCTTAGGAGACAAAT